GATCAATGTTTATGGGTGTGTAAATGAAAGTAGCAGTAATAACTGACACTCATTTTGGTGCTCGCAATGATAGCAAAGCATTCTCTGATTATTTCTATAAGTTTTGGACTAACACTTTCTTCCCATATTTAATAGAAAACGACATTAAAACAATCATTCATTGTGGTGATTTAATGGATAGACGTAAGTATGTAAACTTTGATACACTCAATCGTATGCGTAATGAATTCATTAAACCTATGATGGATAATGATATTACAATGCACACTATTGTAGGCAATCACGATACGTATTACAAAAACACTGTTGATGTTAATTCAGTCGAACAACTTTTTGATATTAATGGCACATCACCTATTGTAGCATATTCTGAAGCAAAGACATTAGAACTACCTGATGGATACAAGGTTGATATGATTCCTTGGATTAATAACGACAACGAAGAAACAATAATGGAATTTATTAAGAATTCTAAATCTTCTGTTGCGTGGGGTCATTTTGACTTACAGGGTTTTGAAATGATGAAGGGTGTTAGTTCGATGTACCATTCCCGTTCTGCTGATTTCTTAAAGAATTACGAAACAGTTTACTCTGGGCATTTCCATACTAAGTCCGACAATGGACATATCTTTTACTTAGGGAACACTTACGAAATTAATTGGAGTGACTTCAATGACAATCGTGGATTTCATGTATTTGATACTGAAACTTTAGATTGCGACCAAATTGTAAATCCATATAAACTACATGTTAAAGTTAATTATGACGAGGGTGCAAAAGAAGAACAATTAGATACGGACTATGATGGTCAAATTGTTAAGTTAATTGTGACCAACAAAAAAGACTTCTCGCACTTTAATCTATTGGTAGAGAAAATTGAACGTGAGTCTGAAACTTTAACAATCATAGAAGACCATGGTTTATTAACAACCGAGCAGGTTGAGTTTGATACTGAGGACACTATCACGACATTGAATAAATATGTAGAGGGTATGAATATTGATAATGAAGAAGAGGTTAAAAAGATTTTGAATGAAATTTATGTTGAGGCAATTGCACTATGATTAATTTTCATAGTGTAAAATGGCGTAATTTTTTATCAACTGGTAATAAGTTTTCCACTATTGATATTGACGAAACTAAAACTACATTGATGATTGGAACTAATGGTGCAGGCAAATCTACTATGATGGATGCCATTTCGTTTGGGTTGTTCGGTAAACCTTTTAGAAAGATTAAAATTGGACAACTTGTAAATTCTATTAATCGTAAAAATATGGTGGTTGAATTAACATTCACGACTGGTGGTAAAGAATACCTCATTAAACGTGGGTTGAAACCTACTAAGTTTGAAATCTACGTTGATGGTGCTTTACAAAATCAAGATGCAGCCGCAAGAGACCAACAAGACTTCCTTGAGAAATATATTCTTAAAATGAATGAGAAATCATTCCGTCAAATTGTTGTACTAGGTTCCGGATCGTTTGTTCCTTTTATGCGTTTGGGTGCAGCTGAAAGACGTTCTATTATTGAAGAGTTATTAGATATTCAAATCTTCGGGGTTATGAATGAGTTAGTCCGTGAACGAGTATCTACTAATAAAAGAGACCTTAGAGATTTATCTCATCAGATTGAATTGCTAGAACAAAATATTAGTTTACAAGAGTCTCATTTGAAATCTATGAACGAGGACAAGCAATCTGTTATTGATAAGAAGAAGTCTTTTGTTGATGGATACATGAATGAAATTACTATATTAGAGGCTGAGGTTTTAGAGTTAGAGAAAACTACTACTGACTTTTCTAAACTAAACCGTCAGTCCGTTGCTCTTGGTGAATACCATACTACATTCGTATCTAAAATCGATACGATTAATACTCGTATTCGTAGCATTATGGATAGTTCTTCGTGCCCAACATGCGAACAGGAAATTGACGCAGACCATCAAAAGAAAATGGGACATGAATTAACTGAACAACGTGATGGGTTGAAAGATGCTCTAGCAGATGTTAAGGTTAAATTCAAAACTGTTAAGGAAACAATATCTTCAATTCAATCTACGTTAGATGAAATTACAAATAAGAATCATCAAGTGACTAACCTTAATGATACTTGTACTAGACTTAATACTGAGATATCTGAAACTCTAAACGAAAAGGTTGAAAACGTAGATAACGAAGAACTTCAATCTAAGCAACTTCAGATGGATAAGAACCATGATATTAAGTATGAGTTGCAGGAAGAAAAGCATCACTTGAATAGCGTTCAAGAATTGCTTAAAGACACTGGCATCAAAACCGTTGTTATTAAAAACTATTTACCCCTGATAAATCAATTAATCAATAAGTATCTTTCTGCATTAAACTTCTACATCAACTTTGAGTTAGATGAAAACTTTAATGAAACTATTAAATCTCGTGGACGTGATGAATTTGCTTATGGTTCTTTTTCTGAAGGGGAAAAGTTAAGAATTGACCTTGCGTTATTATTTACATGGAGAGAAATTGCTAAGTTGAAATCCTCCGTAGCAACAAACCTATTAATCCTTGATGAAATCTTTGACAGTTCTTTAGACTCCACTGGCATTGAAGACTTTCTAGGAATCTTAAACTCACTTGGAACTGAAGCAAACGCATTTGTTATCTCTCATAAAGGTCAGCAAATCATTGATAAGTTCGGTCGAGTAATCAAAATCACAAAAGACAAAAACTTTTCTAAAATCGCCTCGGATTAAAATCATAAGTAAACCTTATGATTATTTGATTAATGTTAAAAATATATTAGTCAAATAGTTGCCCAAGACTCCATTTTTACGGTATAATACTAGTATAAATGATAAAAAACCCTGTACTGATGAAGTAATACCCATAAAACAAAAGGTGTCAATTAGTTCCCACACCGTCTTGTTTTAGGGTATAATAGGTACTATAAATGATTGAAAAGGAGTGTCTAAAATGACTAAAATTAATATTGATTCTAAAGGTTCACTAGCAAAATTAATGGCTACTGAAAACCTTACCGTCCAACATAAAAAGGTTCCTACTGCATCGTTTGATGTTAAAAACCGTGTTCTTAATCTACCTATTTGGGAAGATATGTCTAATACAATGTATGACGGACTTATTGGACACGAGGTTGGACATGCCCTTTATACACCGTATGAAGAGTGGAAAGATTTTGTTTCTGAAAACCCAAATTTGAAAGATTATGCTAACGTTATTGAAGACGCTAGAATTGAACGTATGATGAAAACTAAGTTCCCAGGAATGAAAAAGGTTTTCTTCGGTATGTATGATGAATTGAATATGAAAGACTTCTTTGGTATTGGTAATAAAGATGTTAATGAATATGGCATCCTTGACCGAATTAACTTGTTCTTCAAATTAGGTGTTCGAGTTGACCTTGAATTTACCCCTGAAGAAATGGTTTTTGTAAACCGTGCTGATAACACTAAGACGTTCCAAGATGTTCTTGATTTGACTTTAGACCTTGCTGAATATGCTAAGAATGAAGAGTTGAATACTGACTTTGACGACATGGGTGATTATGACTTTGATGATTCTGAAGACGGTGATGAGTCAAACCCTATGCCTTCTATGCCTGGAGACGATGAAAAGGAAGAGGGTGAAGAGGCTGAAGGTTCTGGTCCAAACGGCAAAGAAAGTGATGGTGATTCTGACGGTGAAGATGGTCAAGATGTAAATGCTGAAGGTTCTGGTGGTGAGGGTGAGGAATTGCCTGGATCGGAAACTCAAAAAAACTTTGATGATAAAATGGACGGACTTAATGATGAGTTTGCGTCAAACCCTATCTACGTTGATTTACCAAATACTAACATTGATGATGTTACTATTGGTTATAAAAAGACTGCTGAAATTATGAATGAGCACTTTACTGTTGATTCTAATTATACCAGATACTATGAAGATGAAGGTATTCAGAATAGAAAGGACATTGAAGACGAAATTTGTTCTTGGAAAAAAGATACTTTGTCTGTTGTTAATTACATGGTTAAAGAATTTGAAATGAAACAATCAGCTTCTGCTCATCGTAGAACTTCGGTTGGTAAGACTGGTGTCCTTGATACAAATAAGATGCACGCTTACAAATACGAAGAAGACATCTTCAAAAGGGTTGCTACTATTAAAGACGGCAAAAACCACGGTTTGGTTATGTATGTTGATTGGTCTGGTTCAATGAGTGACAAATTACTTGCTACTGTTAAACAGACTATTACTCTTGTGATGTTTGCTAAAAAGGTTGGCATCCCGTTCCGTGTTTATTCTTTTTCTAATTCTTCTGGTCTTAGTAAATACTATAAGAATGATAATACTGTGTTTTATGGTGATAACGATAGTGGTAACTTTGGTTTTGACCACTTAGTTTTAGGACGTGTTTCTATGCTTGAGTTTTTCAATGAAAAAATGAATGCTCGTGAATTTAAAAATGGTATTGATAATTTCTATAAATTGGCTATTGCAGCCGGTTGGGACAGTAAAAAAACTATTATTCGCCCTGATGGGTTTGGTCTTGCGTCTACGCCGTTGAATGAAGCAATTATTGGTTCGTTTGAAATGGTTGAAAAATTTAAACGTGAAACTGGTCGTGAAAAAATCAACGTGATTTGGTTGACGGACGGTGCTTCTGATGGTAATGACCGATATTATAATGCTGAGTGTAAATGGACAAAGGATGGTATTAGAGGATGGGGTGATGACCGTCAACATATGGTAGTTCGTGACCCAAAAACTAGAAAGTATATTGCTGAGCAAAAAGATTATAATGATTTGACTCCAAGTTTATTGACCGCTCTGGGTGACCGTTGTGGTGTGAATGTTATTGGTTTCTTCTTGACCGATGTTCGTTCTATTAATAATAAAATTGATAGAACTATGGGTTGGGAAAAAACCACTGAAGCAAAAAAGAAAGTTAGACAGACTGGTTATTCTTCTTTTGTTTCGGGTGGTTATGATAAATATTTCATGATTAATTCTACTGCTATGGACAAAGAAGTAACAATGCCTGAAGAAGTTGAAAAAGATAAAAACGGTGGTATTAGTAAGGCAAAATTGAGAACTGCCTTTAAAAAGTTCTCGAAAGGTCGTAAAGTGAACAAGATGTTATTGAATGAGTTCGTTGCGATGGTTGCCTAATAACCATACAATAAAAGGTGTCAATTAGTTCCCACACCGTCTTGTTTTAGGGTATAATAGGTCTTGTAAGGTTGATTAAACCTGTTGTATTTTTAATAAAAAAGGAGTAATAAAAATGAGTAAAAAAATTAATTTAAATGACTTTGCCGCAGCCTCTAACGAGTTATTCGGCACTAATGAGTTGACACGTGCCCAAATGATGCGTGTTAAAGAAGTGTATGACGTATGTGTGCCTTCTGCTATTTTCAATGATAAATCAAATCTGGTTTCTCGTGGTGTGTACCGTGTTCCTACTGATGGAAATGGAGTTGCCCCTATGAAAGTTGCAACCGTTTCTACTGAACCTGCTACTGGCAACGTTGAAGTTTCTGAGTCACCTAAATCAACTTTCACTACTGGATCTGCTATGAGTCTTGACTCTGCTATCTCGTTTATTCCGAAAGTTGATAATACTTATGTACCATGGGGCAACTCGAATGACATTAAAAAGATTATTAAATCTAAAATGTTCTTTCCAGTTTATCTAACAGGTATGTCTGGTAACGGTAAGACGTTTGGTATTGAACAAACTTGTGCTACTTTGGGTCGTGAAATGATTCGAATTAACTTTACTGCTGAAACTGATGAAGATGATTTGTTTGGTGGTTTCCGTTTAGTGAATGGTGAGACAGTGTTCCAATACGGTCCAGTTGTTGAAGCAATGAAACGTGGTGCTGTATTGTTACTTGATGAGATTGACCTTGCGTCTTCAAAAGTGATGGCATTACAGTCTGTTCTTGAGGGCAAAGGTTATTTCATTAAGAAACGTGGTGAGTGGGTTGAGCCTTCTAAAGGTTTTACTGTGATTGCTACTGCTAACACTAAAGGCAAAGGATCTGATGATGGTCGTTTCGTTGGTACTAACGTTATGAATGAAGCATTCCTTGACCGTTTCTCAATCACTCTATACCAAGCATATCCTTCTGAAGCAATTGAGAAAAAGATTCTTCAAAAGGCTGCTGAAGGTTTTGGTTTGCGTTCTGCGGAAGTTGATGCGTTTATTCCAAACCTTACAATGTGGGGTGACATTATCCGTAAGACTTTTGAAGACGGTGGTGTTGATGAAATCGTTTCTACTCGTCGTTTGGTTGATATCTTAAAGTCATACTCTATCTTCGGTAAGAAAGAAAAGGCAATTAAGATGGCTATTGAACGTTTTGATGATGAGACTAAAGAATCATTCCTTTCTCTTTATGAAAAGATTGATGCTGAAGTTGGTAATGAGCAGTATGGTACTGCGATTGAACCAGAAGAGTTTGCTGAAAAGTCAACTTCGCAGTTTTAAGTAACTAAATAACTAACTAAAAAAATATCCTCGAAATGTTTCGGGGATTCATATTATGGAGAAATCAATGAATAACATTGAATGGAAATATGGGGAGGGAACAACCCTTCTCGAACTACAAGAATACATCGCAGGAACGTATGGTGCCCATTATACTAATAAGAATAATGATGTCCAAACGTTAGATGTATTTGAATCTCGTGGAACACTGTCATCAACTTCGATTGATAATGCTATTAAGTATCTTATGAGATATGGTAAGAAGTCTGGCAAGAATAAGATGGACCTGATTAAAGCAATGCACTACCTTGTGCTTGCTACTGGGTTTGACCGAAAGAATGGTGAGTTTGACTCGGACACAATCTACGAAAAATAATAACAAAAAACTTTACTTTACATCAAAAGTATAGTATAATATATGTAACAATCGAATAAAGGATATATAATGCAATTAAGTGAAAAGACAATTGGAATTCTAAAGAATTTCGCAACAATCAACCAATCAATTTTAATTAACAAGGGTTCTAAACTAGACACAATGAGTGTTCAAAAGAATGTACTTGCTAGTTCTACTGTGGAAGAATCATTCCCTAAAGAATTTGGTATTTACGATTTGAATGAGTTCTTATCTGCTGTATCTTTATTTGATAAACCAGAATTAGAATTTGGTGACCAGTCTGTCACTATTACGGGACAAGACGGTTCTACTACTTCTTATTGGTATGCTGATAAATCAATTATCGTATATCCTGAGAAAGAAATTACTATGCCAGAATGTGAGATTAATTTTAAATTAACAGCCGCTACTTTTACTAAACTTCAACGTGCAACAGGAACTCTAGGGTTAAATGACTTGTGTATTAAAAATGTAGACGATAAGATTGTTGCTGAGGTACAAGATAAACGTAACGATACATCTAATACCTACTCTATTGAAGTTGGTGATTATGATGGTGACGAAAACTTCAAC